CCCGGCCTGAGCCATGCTGATCGTCAGTTCGCGCGCATCAGCTTCACCTTTCAGCACTGCCGATACGGTCACGGTCAGGTTCGGTGATTTGTCGGTTTTGCCGTTCACCTTCGTCCAGTCGCCATCCCAGCGATAATTCAGGCGGGTGGCCAGCAGGTTGGAGGACGACACAACGGCGTTGACCAGTTGTGCCTCGTAGCCCAGGGTTCCGTTAACCACATGCGTTTTTTGCGCCACTGCGAAAGGGTTCATGCCCCATTGCGCGGCCTGCATGGTTACGGCCAGGCAGTCGGCAGGCTTGCCAGCCAGATGCGCCGGAACGGTGGCCTTGCTGTCTGCCATCAGGGTGGCGAAGCGCACCAGACGATCCATGCCTTCTGGGCTGAAAATTGCCGCGGCGGTACCGATGGTTGCCGACGGCGTGGAGGTCAAAGAAAGTTCGTTGCTCATACGTACATATCCTGTTTGCGTGCCCACTCAGGGCGTTTAATAATTTCAAATCCACCCCAGTCGCCTGTTTCCCGGCACTGGTGATAGGTATTCAGATCCCGGCGGTACAGGGCGTGCCCGGCATCCACGTCCGGCGCATCCAGTTCGAACACGCGTACCGGGTAGCGACCGCAGTCGATGGTTTCGCTCACTGCCAGGAAGAAGAATCCGTGTGGCTCTCCGGTGGTCTGCTGTGCGCCTTCGCGGTACATTGCGTCCTGGACGTGGTACCGGAATTCCTCGATGTGGCGGGCGAACCGCTCCATGTCTGCAACCTTCTTCACGTCCAGAAGAACCGGGTGACTCTTCAGGCGCTTGTCCGGGCGAATGCGGCACAACTCACCAGTCTCTGGATCCTTCCAGTAGTGCGACGCTTCGCAGAAACCATCTGCTTCCAGCATCCATCGCGCCGCCGGGTGGGCCATGGCGCTTTCGCGCATCAGTTGCAGTTTCCGGCCCTGATCTGCATCCATTACCGTCATTCCCATACCCTCAACATCACGCAGGAACGCGGCCTCATCTTCTTTTCCGGCATTGGTGCGGCGGTTGAACTCTGGCGCCACGATGAAGCGTTTATCGAACTCATCCGGCTCAAGCAGCAGGCAGTGCAGGGCGGTTCCCATATCCAGAGCCTTCAGCTTTTCGGTGTCGACCGGCGCTGCTTTTTGCCACTTCAGCAGCGCGGGACTCATTGCCACCATGTCCAACTGCGACTTACTCACGCCGTCACCGGCGTGGTAGTCCTCATTGCTGATGTCAAAATAGATGCCCGGTTTCATGCCGCATCCCTGCCGCTGTCGATCCTGTCAGCCAGATCCATGCGAGCGATAACGCCAGTGAGTTCGCGCTTAAAGCTGTCCATCAGCTCTTCGAACTCCTCACTTTCCTGAGCGGCGCGCAGAACATCAGCACGAACACCCATGCGGATCAGAGCGCGGTTGAAAGATTCATCCATACCGGCACCATTGGTTGCTTCAATCAGCTCGACGTGACGGTCGTACAGCTGCTCGCTTAAGGAGAAATCGCGGTCGAAGTTGACCATGATTTTTTTAAGGTTCATTACCTGATTAGTGTTCATTTGCTCACCCCCATATCCATTTCAGTCTTCACCGCAACTTTGCTGATGAATGCCCACTCGATGGCTTCTGCCAGAGAGAGAAACTTCCAGCTCATCAGCCCGCACGCCGTAACGCAGTACCAACCGTTGATAACTTTCCACTGCATGATTTGTTCACCTCAGTGTTACCGTTGAGGTAATGATTATCCGTATAGGGTTTTATGTCAATAGATATGAGGTAATAAAATTACCCATTAGGTAATAATTAGGGCAATAAAAAAGCCGCTAAATGGCGGCTTAGTTACTGTTTTGGCAGGGTTTACTGGCTGTTTTTACTGTTTTGAGTAATCACGAAATCAATATAACTTTCGATCTTAGAGCGTTCGCTCTCAGGTAACGATGCAAACTTTGTCCGGTCGTAGCGGAGGCTGGCCGGGTCACGTGGGTTGATCAGCAACTCGTAACCACGGCGGCCGAATGCGCTGGCAATAGACTCCAGGGTGGAGATCGACACGCTGGCTTCATTGTTCAGCATGCGGTTGATAGTCGCCTGGGCAACGCCGGACGCTTTCGCAAGCTTACCCTGGGTGGACAGTTCGCGATTGTCCTGCATCCACGCCTGCAGATTGCGCGCCGCCAGTTCTCCGGTGTCGGACGGTTCGTAGTCCTCTGGAACGGCTGCAGCAGTCATGGTGTGATCGATGTCGAGCCAGTTTTTCGGCTTGTTGGCGGCAACTTCTAATTTTCTGGCAACAGTATCGCCAATAACTTTCTGGCCGCGGGACCAGCGGTTTACCAGATTAGCCTGGGTACCCAGTTTCTCAGCAAGGCGAGTCTGAACGCCGTTGAACTCACGGTCGATCATTTCATTGAGATTCTGCCTGCGTACGTCCTGGATGCTTTTCATGTTCTGGAAAATCGCCTCTTATGTGAATCATTTGTTGATTCAATTACAAGCGATTTTACCCCACAGGTAAATGCACCTATAGGGTAACAAACCTTGATTTTTATTACCTTCTGGGTGAATATTTGTTATCTGAAATTAATATCAGGCAATAGCTATGAGTGACATCGAAAAGTTTGATTTCAAGAAGCACTGGCTGGACCTCTCGCCCGATGAGCGTAAAGCCTTTGCTGACGAGGCCGGAACGACCAGCCACTACATCCAGACGCACTTAACTGGAAAGCGCAAAATGCCGGGTAAGGCCTTGATGAATGGGCTTTTTAAGGCCTGTAAATCCAGAGAATGGGTAAAAACAAAGCCTGAACTGGTAATCTTTTTCCACTCCTGATCCCCGCTGAACACCCCATCAGACCGCCGCCTGGCGGTCTTTTCATATCTATTCGTACCCTCAAGGTAATAATTATCCTTATACGGTTGATATTTTTTGCTGCCTGACCGAAAATCACCGATATCAATAACAAAACGTGAGGTGTCAACGTGCAAATTATCACCCGCATGCAGGCTGCTAAAGAGGGCCTGAATAAATACTGCACTGGCAAACCCTGCCGGTACGGCCACCTGTCCCAGCGTTATGTGCTGAATGGCACGTGCGTACAGTGCGCGCTGGAAAGCGCAAACAAACACCGTAACGAATTCACCTCAGCCCTACGTGCTGCCCAGGAATCCGCATGAGCACTTATCAACGCATTAATGGCACTGACTGGCGCAATATTTGGGTGGTGGGCGATCTGCATGGCTGCTACACGAACCTCATGACCCAGCTGGATGGTTTGGGCTTCGACCCTGCGCAGGACCTGGTTATCTCAGTTGGCGATCTCGTTGACCGCGGCACCGAAAACGTTGAGTGCCTGGAGCTGATCACGATGCCGTGGTTCCGTGCCGTTCGGGGAAACCATGAGCAGATGATGATTGATGGACTATCAGAGTACGGCAATGTCCATCACTGGCTGATCAACGGTGGCGGCTGGTTCTTCCACCTGGACTATGACAAAGAGGTTCTGGCGAAATCACTGGTACCCAAAGCGGCAGAGCTTCCGCTGATTATCGAACTGGTTACCGGCGATAAAAAATACGTCATTTGTCATGCCGACTACCCGCACGACGAATATGAATTCGATAAGCCAATCGATCCCACCCAGGTAATCTGGAACCGGGAGCGCATCTGCGATTCTCAGAATGGACAGGTTAAAGAAATCAGTGGTGCAGACCTGTTTATCTTCGGCCATACACCGGCACGCATGCCACTGCGTTTCGCCAACCAGTATTACATCGACACCGGGGCTGTGTTCTGCGGGAACCTGACCATCAGGCAACTACAAGGCGAGGTGACCAATGGCACGCATTCGCACGATTAAACCAGAGTTCTGGACGGATGAAGACCTGTCTGAAGTCTCAGAGGCGGCCTGCCTGCTGGCGATCGGTCTGCTCAACTATGCCGACGATGAAGGCTATTTCAACGCCAACCCTAAGCTGATTAAGGCAACGGTTTTCCCGATACGGGAGCAGTCCGGTAGCATTCCGGTACTCATGCAGGAGCTTTCCAGCGTGGGTTATATCAGCTTGTTTTCCGGTCCTGACAGCAAGATCTACGGCCTTGTGAATAACTTTGCCAAGCATCAGGTGATTAACAAGGCTAAAAAGAGTGTAATCAAAGACTTATGTACTGTACCGTATCAGTACGGTAGTGATACCGGAGACCTACCGCCTGGAAAGGAAGGGAAGGGAAAGGAAGGGAAAGGAAAAACCCCACACGCAGGCGACGAAAATTTTCTGCCTGTGGATAACTCTTCAGGACCAGAAGAGTCAGATCCCGGAGCAAACACCGTCGTTCTGAATGGCTATATGCCACCTGGTGGAATGGGCGGGTTCGGGAAGTTCGTTATGGGGCCGGAATGGAAACCTGGTGATGATTTCATGAAGTGCGCTGCCTTATGGGGGATCACCCTGAAGAAACCGGTCACCGACTGCGAGCTGGCAGAGTTCATCACGTACTGGAAAGCGGAGGGCAAGGCGTTCCATCACGAGCAGTGGCAGCAGAAGCTCGCCAGGAGCGTGCAGCAGTCCAGGGCGAAGCCAGCACCTCAACCGCAGAGGCGAGACGTTAACGCCATTCCTGAGCCGGATAACGAGATCCCGAAAGGGTTCAGAGGCTACCAGGCACCAGTTGGGAACTGACGACAGAAAGCGAGGCTGACATGGGAAGACCAAACACCGCGGCAGAGAGGCGGGCGGCAGTGCTACGGATAATCGAGACGGCAAAAGAGCGTGGACGAATAACTACCAGGCAGGCAGCTGAAATTTTGGGTGTACACCTGAACACCGTTGAGAAGTATTTCAGGGACGCAGCGCGAAGCGGAGAAGTGGTTCGTCACGGGAAATGCGGGTTGTTCAGGAGTTACAGGGAAACCATAGCGTTCGACATGGAGCGATTCTCCAGGCGATACGGGAAAGGTTAGGCGGAATGCAGCAGCACAGGCGCGAAAGCGCATTTTTTTACGCCTGCATAGTTACCTATCAGGTAATAAAATATGCGCATAGCTATTGATTTCGTATCTAATGTGGATTTAAATTACCTAAGGGGTAAGTCATGACGGCAGTTTTAGGGATAGACCCGGGATGCAGTGGGGCACTGGTTCTCGTAACGACTCAGGGCGGCTACATCGACCATCTGGCAATGCCAACCATCAAGGTCGGCACAAAGGCCAGGGTTAACGGCGCAGCGGTGGCGGCTTGGGTACGGCAGCACGGGATTACCCATGCGTATCTCGAGCAGGTCGGCGCAATGCCAGGGCAGGGAACGGCCAGCATGTTCACCTTCGGGCACGCCGCTGGCGTAGCGGAGGGGATCCTTCAGGGACTCAACATCCCGTACACGCTGGTAACGCCGCAGGCCTGGAAGAAGTCAGCCGGGCTGATTGGTAGCGACAATGACGCGGCGCGCAGCCGGGCAATTCAACTTTACCCGGAACTCAGGGCGCTGGATGCCAAAGCGAAAGGCCAGGCCATCGCGGATGCGCTGTTAATCGCAAGGTTCGGGATCGGCATTAAATAACGATCCTTTTTGAATTCAAAGTAATCAATAACTTAAACGGGTAAGCGGGGGTAAAGATGGGAACGGTTATCAATCAGTGCCTGGCTTCAGTCAGGGGCGGGAGAGCATCAGCATGAGCAGCAGAGAGCAATTTGAAGCGTGGTACCTGGATAACTGGGGCCATACAGAAGACCATCACGAAACCCTGTTTGAGCGCTCACCTGATGATGACTCTGAATACTACCGCTTAGGGGTTCGCATGGCTCATCAAGCATGGCAGGCCGCAACCAGCGCGATGGAAGCCAAGTGCGCGGCGCTGGCTGCAGAAGTGCAGTCCGTCAAAGCTATGAACGATTGCCTGTCAGAGGAGCTTCGTGGGTATGAATCTGACGGTGCGTTTGAGGGCCCGAAAATGCACCTGCTCTGGTGGAAAGTTGAAACCCCGGCCACCGACTCCTTCCTGGCTGCAGTGCGGGCCAGCGCCATTCCTGAAGGTTACGTGCTTGTTCCGCAGGAAATGCAACTGCCATCCGAAGCGATGGAGGGAATTTGTTTCCACTGCGGCGATGGGGGCCATCAATTTGGTGAATTCACTGATGGCACGTTGTTTGTCGGGGAAGTCGATTACGGCGATGGTAAGAAGGTGCATGGCCTGCACATCGCTACAACTGATTATCCAGAGGAAGGATGCGCGACAATCTGCGAGTTCGCCGCCCAACCTCGCAAAGGAGCAGCCCAATGACCAACAAACAGGAGCTGCGTGAAGAGTTTGAGCAATGGTGGGAAATAAACTACCACAACGGAACCCCCCCTCGCTTTGGGTGGGAGCACTGGCGGGATGGAGACGGATATCAGATTGACGATGACGAATCCGAGCTGGATGGAATGTGGGAGGCATGGCAGGCAGCGCATAGCAGCAGGCTGGAAGCCGCAGAGAAGCGGATTGCTGAGCTGGAGGCGAGCCACGGAAATCTGCGTGAGGCAATGGCTGGCATTCACAACACAATCACGGGCGGAGGTGCTTACACGCCGATGGCGGCAATCCTGAATGCCTCCAAGCGCGCCTATGAAGAGTCAGCTAATGCCGCTGGCCGCATCAACGGGGAGGGGTGATATGGCTCTGACCAAAAAGCAGCGCGCCGAGCTGCGAGAAAAGTTCGGTGGCCGCTGCGCCTATTGCGGATGTGAGCTGAGCGATAAGTGGCATGCTGACCATGTTAAGCCGGTAATTCGTTTTGATGGGCAAATGCTTCATCAGGAACGCGACGAAATCGACAACATGGTTCCCGCCTGCCATCCCTGCAACCTGCATAAACACTGCAATAGCCTGGATGATTACCGCCGAATTATCGACGATGGCCGCCGTGAGTTTCTCCGGTCAGGCAAAGGTAAAGCCCTGGTGCGAATGGGGCTGGTTGAGATGAAGCCAGACCCTGTTGTGTTCTGGTTTGAACAGTTTCAGGGGAGGACTAACCCATGACATTCACCAAAGAGCAGCTTATTGAACACGCTAAGGGGCTTATTGAATCACAGCGTCAGTGCATACCGGGAGCGAATGACCCAGATAATATTCGAACCTACGAAATGGACATTGCAGTCGTGGAAGTCGCATTGAACACTCTGACCACACCAGAGTTAGCACACAGCAGCGTGATAGCCGAACAACTGGCACATGTTCTGTCTGGTATGGAGGTTACAGACCACCAACGGGCAGTCATTAGCTGTGCGGTCGACAGGCTGAATAAGACCGCAGAAGTTCTCCAGCAGGCCCCGCCAGCGCCGATGGCTGTGCCAGATGAAATCCAGAAGCTGAAAGATGGGAGAGGTTTTAGGTATGTGAAAGATGGCGTCCACTACTCCTTAAATTATGCCAACGGATGGAATCAGTGCCGCGCCGCCATGCTTCAGGGTGCCGAACCAGTACAGGGATGGATTCCGTGCAGTGAGCGGATGCCGGAAGAAGTCGGGCGCTACTGGTGCTACGTCGAAGAGCAGAACAGTCTGGGTAAATCACACTACCAGTGGAACTGCTCATGGAATGGCGATCGGTGGTGGGTTGAAAGTGAAAATGGCGGTCGTGTGACCCACTGGATGCCGCTGCCAGCAGCACCGCAGCAGGAGGCCAACAATGGCTGACACCTTCCACAAAATGCTGAAGCGCATTGAGGATTCGCACGGCAAAACAGTTACCACTGAGGTAGAGCTTGTTTCTTACGTGAAAGAGCGCAGCAGCGGAACCTCTGAAGCTCGTTACTACGTCAAGCACAGCAATCAGCAAACCGTGCTGGAGCAAAGCCTGGCAATCAACCGGGATGCATTCGGTAACTATGATGCCTGCATCGTGATAACTGACTTTCCGGCGCAAAAAACACCAGAGGAAGCCGCTCTGAAATTGGCTGATTGGTTGAAGCGCTTGGGTGAGTCCATCGAAGCGAACTTCAAAAGGCCAGAGGCGGATGATGCCCAGTAAACTCAAACAGCGGCGTACGCGCCGCCTTAAAGCCGATGTCGCATGGTGGCGCTCAGAAGCCAGCGACCTGTACGCCCGCGTCATGGAGCAGGCCGACGAGATAGATGAACTCCGCCGCACAGTGATCAGGGTACCGATGCCGGTGATGGTTCCCGCTGAGATTATCCGCGACATCAATGTTCAGGCGGCGTTTGCCAGGGGGATCGAACGTTACGGTGATGCCATGCAGGAACTGGCGAAGAAGGAGGTGGGTTGATGATAGCCTTTTGCAGGCACAAAAGAGGGTTCTGGTTTCGCATTTTTGGCTACGGATTATCCGTGAACGACAGGAGTCAGTACACTCCATTCAGTGTTCGCAACGGCTATCAACGCGAGTTACGGGTTGGCCGGTTTGGAATTAAGCTTCTCAAGCGAGGCATGGGTAATGGCTAAATCCGCAGCAGAACGCAAAGCAGCGCAGCGGGCGCGCCAGGCTGAATCCGGTAACCGCAAGCTGGAACTGCAGCTCGATGCGCAGGAACTGGCAATGCTTGAGCAGAACTGCGCCGCCCGGCGCCCTGGTCGTGCGCCGTATGAGATGGGGGAATACATCGCCATGCTGATCCGCCAGGATGACGCCCGGGTGCGCGGCCGCATCAGGGCCATCAGCGCCAACCGCTGCGGCAAGTGTGGCGACAGCCTGCCGGTCAACTCCTGCCCGTGCCAAGGGGATTCGCAGTGCTGGGCGACAAACGGTTGGCACGAAACAAAATTATCCGTGTGACATGTCACGACAGATTGACTAAAACCTCATGTGATTATACTGTTTATGTATACAGTATTTTCATGTGAGGTACCACTATGGCCTTCCCATCCCCAGCCAATGACTACGTAGAAACCAGGCTAACCGTCGACAAGATCTGCCAGGTAGATGCAAACTGCCGGGTTATCGAAACATCGGCAGGCTTCGCCGTCATCAACACCGCCATTCGGCCATCCAAAACCAGCGTGCTGTGCATCTCGTTCTGCGGGCGCGTGCATTTCGCCGTACAGCGAGGCAAAGCGCTGATTGTCTCTGACGGTGAGGCGGTAGAGGGTGAGGCGCTGGACGAAGTCAACGTGATAGGGGTGGTGACCTTCCTGATTAACCGCGCGCCTGGCTCTGAATCTTACGATCTGCCAGTCATGTAACATCTCTGCGGGCGTGATAGTATTACCTGCATGGTAATTAAATTACTCCGGTGGTAATTATGCCCGCAGCAGCAAAACCGCATAAACGCAAATCAACGCAGTATAAGCCCCTCACAGCGATGCAGGAGGCTTACTGCCAGTCCTACATCAAATATCCAGAGAATCAGTCTCAGGCGGCGATTGACGCAGGATTCTCGCCCAACACCGCAGCCGTCAAAGCCAGCGTGATGATGCGAGACGAACGCATCCAGAAACGGATTGCCGAGCTGATGGAAGAGCGCAACAAGCGCCTGCGCGTCAGCGCCGATTACGTGCTGCTGCGCCTGGTGGAAATCGACCAGATGGATGTGCTGGATATCCTGAACGATGACGGTAGCCTGAAGCCGATCAGCCAGTGGCCTAAGATATGGCGCACCACGTTGAGTGGGTTCGACCTGTCGTCGACAATCATCAACATGAACGAGGATGCGATCGAGAACATCCTGAAAAAAATCAAATGGCCGGACAAGGTGAAGAACCTCGAGCTGATCGGTAAGCACGTAGATGTGATGGCATTCAAAGAGCGCCTGGAGGTTTCCGGCACCGTCACCATTGCCGACCGCATGGCCGCCGCACGTAAGCGCGTCAAAGAGCAGGCAGGTGGAGAATGACCGACGTTGCATTGTCGCCGGAAGAGCAGCTGATCGAGGACATCGCCGGGTTCACTCATGACCCGCTGGGATTCGCGATGTATGCGTTCCCCTGGGGAGAGGAGGGGACGGAGTTGGCGCATGCCCCTGGCCCGAGAAACTGGCAGAGGTGGATGATGGAGACGGTTGGTGATCACCTTGCAAATCCTGATACCCGCCACCAACCCCTGATGATTGCCGTTTCTTCAGGTCACGGGATTGGTAAAAGCGCAGGTATTTCAATGTTACTCAACTGGGGGATGTCCACTTGCGAGGACTGTAAGGCGGTAGTCACAGCCAACACCGAAAATCAGTTACGCACCAAGACCTGGCCAGAGGTGATTAAGTGGGCAAACCTATCCATCACGAAAGACTGGTTCTCAACTCCCGCAACAGCGATGTACAGCAACGATGCCGGGCACGATAAACGCTGGCGTGCTGACGCTATTCCGTGGTCTGAGCACAATACCGAGGCGTTCGCCGGCCTGCACAACGAGCGTAAGCGGATCATCGTGGTGTTCGACGAAGCGTCCAACATTGCAGACAAAGTGTGGGAGGTAGCTGAAGGTGCTCTGACGGACGAAGACACAGAGATAATCTGGTTAGCGTTTGGGAACCCGACACGAAACACCGGGCGTTTCCGTGAATGCTTCCGCAAGTACAAGCACCGCTGGGTTACAAAACAGATAGATAGCCGAACTGTGGAGGGAACCAACAAAGAACAGATCCAAAAATGGGTTGAAGACCACGGCGAGGACAGCGACTTCGTGAAAGTCCGTGTGCGCGGGGTATTCCCTGATGCCTCTGAACTCCAGTTCATCCCGACCGGCCTGACCGATGAGGCAATGAAGCGGGTGGTGACCGCCGCCCA